ATAGAAGAAGCGGAAATTATCGCTAGAGAAGTTAAAGGATATTAAAAATGGCAAATTATAATAGAAGGACGTCCATTCTGGACGCCACCAAACAAAGAGTTAAAAAATAATTCCTGGAATTGGGGAATGATGAAGAAGTAAAATGAGTGAAGCAAAAAGAACATCGCTGAAAATAAATCCGAAACAAGAGCCGGGCCCGTACGAGGCTATTGTCAGAAATGTTTTAGATCCTAAATATAATGGATCTCTTGAAGTAGAATTATTAAAAAGTGTAGGACCAGGAAATACATCTCAAGCTACAGGTCAAAGAGTAACTGCAAAATATTTGTATCCTTTTTATGGTGCAACATCTATTAATGCTGTATCTAATAATATAGGTCAAAAATATAGTCAACAAAGTTATGGAATGTGGTTTGTTCCACCCGATATAGGAAATATTGTTATGGTTATATTTGTTGAAGGTCATATTAACAAAGCATATTGGTTTGGTTGTGTTCAGCAAGAATTAATGAATTTTATGGTGCCAGGAAATGCGGCAACTACTAATACAGATATAGATCCAGAGGAAAGAGCAGGTGGCGAAAAGGTTCCTGTTGTAGAACATAATAAAATTCGTTGGTCTACTAAAACAACTAATAGAGCAAATATGGTAAATTTAAAAAAACCTGTTAATGAAGATTTAGAAAATGTTTTAAACACTCAAGGATTAGTAGCAGACGAAACAAGAGGAATAACAACAAGTAGTGCTAGAAGAGAAGTTCCTTCTACTGTATTTGGAATTAGCACTCCAGGACCAATAGATAAAAACACTACTGCTTATACAGATTTAGCTCACGTAAGATTAGGTGGAAGTACTTTTGTAATGGATGATGGAGATGATAAATTTGTTAGAAAAACTAAAGCAAGTGAAGGCCCTTCAGAATATTATAATAAAGAATTAGATGAAAGAGGAGGAGAATTAGATGTACCTCATAATGAATTAATTAGATTAAGAACTAGAACAGGTCATCAACTTTTATTTCATAATTCAGAAGATTTAATTTATATAGGCAATGCAAAAGGAACTTCTTGGGTAGAATTAAGTTCTGATGGAAAAGTAGATGTGTATGCAGAAGATAGTATAAGTTTTCATACAAAAAATGATTTTAATTTAACAGCAGATAGAGATATTACTATGGAAGCAGGAGGAAATATAAACATTAAAGCAAGTGGACAAACTACTGCTGAAAAAGACACAAAAGGAAAAATTCAAATTGAATCAGCTTCAAAAACAAGTCTTTTAGTAGGAGAAGGAACATATATTACAACAACAGGAAATTTAGAAGTTAATTCAACAGGTGAAACAAAAATTACATCAGGAGGAGGATCACATATTAACTCAGGTGGTAATCATTTAGAGACTGCACCAGAAATTCATATGAATGGTCCTGCGGCGGGTATAGCCATACAGGCTGTAGAACTTCCTACGCATAAATTACCTGGACATGAAGAATTACCTATATTAGCACAACGTTCACCACAGCATGAACCGTGGATACAACACGAAAATTTAAACCCTGTAGCATTTAAAAGTACATTAACAGATAGAGATAAAACAGAAACAGTTAAAAATGATCTAGAGATTACACCTATACCAGATACATTTAAAAACGCAAGGACTTAATATTATGACTATACCAGTACATAGAGATACAGATTCACGTGTTTGTGGAGCATCTACAACTGTTGCAGGTAATACAACTGTATTTGCTAATACTTTATTAGTATCAGTTGATAGTGATCCAAACAGTCATGGTGGAGGATCTTTAACAGCAACAAGTAATGCTGTTTTTGCCAATAATAAATTAGTGGTACATAACGCACCAGATTCTGCTTCACCAGATGCATTATGTCCTATCCCACCGCATTGTGGGCCTGATACTTCACAAGGATCACCTGATGTATTCACGGGTTAATTTGAAGGTTAAATAATTATATGAGCACAAAAGAAAAAGCATTGTACAAACAAATTGAAGTTAAGTCTAAAAACAAAGATAAGGCTTTAACTACCCAAAAATCTTATAAAGGAATTAGTACTGCTAATCCAGATAATACTAGTTTTACACTTCATAATATTGCTTTAATTAAGCAAGACATAATTAATCATTTTCATATTACTCAAGGGGAAAAATTAGAAAATCCAGAGTTTGGAACAATTATTTGGGACGCAATTCATGAGCCATTAACGGATGATTTAAAAGAAGCATTAACAAAAAATGTTACTGAAATAATCAATTATGACCCTAGAGTAAAAGTTAATGATGTGGTTATAACTCAATACGAAAGCGGACTTCAAATTGAATGTGATTTAACTTATCTTGCTTACAACATATCTGAAGCAATGATGATGAAATTTGATGAGGAGGCTGGGTTAATAAATTAACAGAGCAGTTAACTAACACAAATAAATATGTTTAAAACAGGATAAAACAATGATAGCAAGTTTTGTATATACAGCGTCAAATAGTTATATTACTACAATAATAACCCATACCGATGGTACAGTCCATACGGTTGTTAAACCTAAACCTAAAGGAAAATAATGTCATCTACAAATAGACAAAATAGATTGTTATTAGCAGAAGATTGGGAGAGAGTTTATCAATCTTATAGAAATGCAGAGTTTAAAAGTTACGATTTTGATACAATTCGTAGAACGCTTATTAATTACATAAGACAAAATTATCCAGAAGATTTTAACGATTATATAGAATCAAGTGAGTATCTTGCATTAATAGATATGATTGCGTTTTTAGGTCAAAATATTGCTTACAGAATAGACTTAAATGCAAGAGAAAATTTTATAGAATTATCTGAACGAAGAGAATCAGTTTTAAGATTAGCTAGACTATTAAGTTATAATGCTAGAAGAAATCAAGCGGCAAATGGAATTATTAAAGTAGAAACAGTTTCTACTACAGAAAATATAATGGATAGTAATAATTTAAATCTATCAGGACAAACTGTTACTTGGAATGATCCTGGTAATGTAAATTGGTATGAACAATTTGTAAAAGTTTTAAATTCTGCATTACCAGTTAATGAAAAATTTGGGAAACCAGTTAAAAAAGATACGATAGATGGTATACCTACAAATACATATAGATTTGCTTCTATAGGAACAGATGTTCCAGTGTTTAATTTTTCAAAACAAGTAGATGGAAGAAATACAGATTTTGAAATAGTATCAACTACTACAGAAAATTCATCTATTATAGAAGAAGTACCATTGGCAGGTAGAGCAGTATCTATGATTCACAGAGATGACGGTAAAGGTAGTGGTAGTAATAATACTGGATTTTTTATGCATTTTAGACAAGGTATAATGGATGTAGGTAATTTTAATGTTACTACTCCAAGTTCTAATCAAGCAATTAATATTGATGCTACAAATATTAATGATACAGATGTTTGGTTATATTCTACAAATGCTAATGGCATTGAAACTAATCTTTGGACAAAACTTTCAGCAACAGAAGGAAATAATGTAGTTTACAATAGTACAATTAAATCAATTAAAAACATTTATTCTGCAGTTACTAAAACAGACGATAGAGTATCATTACAATTTTCTGATGGAACTTTTGGAAATTTACCTCAAGGATCTTTTAAAGTTTATTATAGAACAAGTGATAACAGATCATTTAGAATAGTTCCAGATGATATGCAAAATGTTGAAATAGATATTCCATATATTAGTGAAAATGGAAAATCGGAAACATTAACAATGGCATTTTCATTAAAATATACTGTAGACAATGCTACTATAAGTGAAACAAATGACAACATACGAGCTAATGCACCTTCTACGTATTACACACAAAATAGAATGGTTACAGCAGAAGATTATAATATTTCTCCTATGGCAGTTAATCAAGAAATTTTAAAAGTTAAATCAGTAAACAGAGTATCAAGCGGTGTGTCTAGATATTTTGATTTAATTGATAGCACAGGAAAGTATAGTAATACTAATTTATATGGTAATGATGGAATAATTTATAAAGAAGAATTAGACGATTTAGGTACATTTACTTTTACTACAAGAACAGACATTGAAGGAAATCTTATTAATACAATTGAACCAGGATTGTCAACTAAAAGAGTTTATAACTTTTATACTGATAAATTTCCAAAAATTTTATTAACTGATATTAATCCAGTATGGACTCAAGTATCTAAAGCAACAAATCAAAGTACAGGTAATTTACAAGATGCAAATTCAACAAAATATCAAGTAGGAACATATACAGCAAGTCAATTAAAATATATTGAAGCTGGTGCTCTTTGTAAATTTGAAGCACCAACAGGCTATCATATTATGTCTGATGGAACATTAATGGCGGGTGCGGCGGACCATGCCGGAGCATCTACTTATAAATGGACAGGAGTAGTTAGTGTTTCTACAGATGGTACAACTGACCTTGCAGATGGTTCAGGTGCAATTAAATTTAATGATATTATACCAAGTACTGCAATATTAACACAAATTATTCCTAAATTTAACAAGTATCTAAGTACTGATGTTAAAACACAAATAATTGATCAAATATTTGCATATAAAACTTTTGGATTAAGATATGATTTGTCTACTAGAAAATGGAAACTTGTAGATGAAAATAATTTAAATCTTTTTGGTGCGTTTAGTACAGGAAAAACAGGAGATACTAGTAATGCACAATTAGATGCAAGTTGGCTTCTTAAATTTACTAACAATGGAGAAACGTATACAATGACGTCAAGAGGTATGCGTTATGTATTTGAAAGTGATAAAGAAATTAGATTCTTTTATGATAGTGCAGATAGAAATTTTGATTATAAATCAGGAAAAATATTACAAGACAGAATTTCTGTATTAAGCATAAACACTGCTCCAGATGTAATAACACCTATGAATAATGAAGTTGCATTTGATATTACAAAAGAATATAGAAATACAGATGGCTATGTAGACAGTAAAAAAATAGAATTAACGCATTATGATTCAGATCAAGATGGTATTGTAGATAACCCTACTGCATTTGATGATATTGTTGCTTCTTCTGTAAATCCTTCTACAAAATATATTTTCCAAAAGAAATATACTTCTAATAATATAGAAGAATGGAGATATATTAATGCTACTACAGAACTTATTTTTGTAAAACAAAATAATAGCTCTATAGGAGCTTATAGTACCTATACTGATGATAGCATAATTTATTTGATAGATGATGATGCATTTAAAATAGTAAATGGTACTAATAATACACTTACAGATACAACAAATTACAAAGTTCATGTAGGTCGAGACAAACTTAAATTTCAATATGTACATACTGTAGATGGTAATACACGATTAGATGCTAGTTCAACTAATATTATGGATTTGTATATGGTGACTAAAACATTTGATACAAACTTTAGACAATGGTTAAATGGAACAATTACTACAAAACCTTTACCACCTAGTAGTGATGCATTGTATACTAGCTATAGCACACAATTAAATTCTATAAAATCAATTAGTGATGAAATTATATATCATACTGTAAAATATAAAATTTTATTTGGATCTCAAGCTGAAACAGATTTACAAGCTTCATTTAAAATTGTTAAAAATGCAGAAGAAGTTACAAATGATAGTGATATCAAAAGTAGAGTATTAACAGCTATTGGAGAATTCTTTTCATTAGATAATTGGGATTTTGGAGAAACATTTTATTTCTCAGAATTGAGTACATATGTAATGAATGAATTAGCCCCAGATATTTCAACTTTCATCATTGTGCCTAATGAATCTACACAAAGTTTTGGTAGTCTTTATGAAGTAAAATCAGAAAATGATGAAATCTTTGTTAGTGGGGCAACCTTAGACAATATAG